CGATAGGTCGCAATCCCTCGATAGACAATCGGGACCTGGTTTCCGGGTTTGATGCGGGTGGGGTCTAATTTTGTGCAAGACACGGAGTAATAAGTCCGCGGGTCCTTCCACTTGAGGAGCGCAGCCAGAGCAGCCCGGTATAGGGCATTGGCTGCGTTCTGGAGATTGGTTGTACTGTTCGATAGCGGTCGAATGTCGCTCCGCTCGAATGGCCGCTCGATGACGCCGTAGGTGCCCTGGCTGGTGGTATCCTCAATATAAAAAAATGAGGTCCCGTCTGCGTTGGTCCCGGTCTTGACCGGATAGTCCGGATCCTCGTCGGTCACGTTCTCCAGCGTGAGCTGCGCCGTTCCCTGCCCGGCCCCAACGGGGATTAGGCGGTTGATCACCGCCTCGCTTTCCTCGGTAATCTCCAAACTCGTGACAAACGCCACGTCGCTGTTGTTGAGCAACTCCCGAGGGACTCCCTCCGGCCTGATCAGCCGGATGCCGCAATCATCCCCAAATGAGCCAAAATCCAACGTTTTGTCGCCGTTGAGCCTGAAATGCCTCCCCCAGCGATCCCGAAGCACGTCGAGCGCCTCGAAGACGCTTTCGCCCTCGTAGCTGACCGTGGTATTTCCGATGCTGCTCTCCACCGAGCCGGTTGACCACCCACTGGCCAGGCCGACCAGCGTGCCGACCACCGAGTCCACGGCCACGTGGTTGAAATTGCGCCGGAAGTAGCAATTCTGGTGCACCAACTCGATGAGCTGGTCATCGGCAGACACCGATAGCATCGGCCGGTCGCTGCCGGCAGCCAATCTCTGACTGGCGTGCCGAAACGTCCCCAGCGTACCGTAGGTGGCATGGTGTACCCGGTACCGCCGCCCGGCAGCAATCGCCGCCGTCTTTCGGTCGATGGCCGGCACCGGGAACTCGACACCGCCGATCTTATCCAGAGATCGCCGCAGGGACACCTGCTCCACGCTGGTGATCGGTCCGTCGCCGAGCTTATTGCCTGAGGCGTCGAGGACATCAACTCGGATCAACTAGGCTCTCCCGAGAGCGGCGTCCACGTCGGCGGCCGTGACATCCGCTGGCGCATCCTCGCCGAGTTCGGCGGCCACCACGTCGATGAGCCGCAGCGAGTTATTCGAGACGACGGCATTGAGTGCGTCTGTAGTCGCCTGGCTCCAAATCAGCGAACCGGTCTCGTCTTTCATCAACGCCCCGGATGCGATCATATTCTGCACGCCGGCCAGGTCGCCGTCGTGTAGCGCCGCCCGAAGGACCTCGATGAAATGCGAGAATTTCCACATCTGAGCCAACTCGCTGAAAACAGCACCAGCGGCGATAGCCTGCTGAAATGCCAAGGTCAAGGTCAGTGGTGATGTAGCTGCCGGCTGGACGATGGCCGTGGCTAGGTCTTCGCTGGCAGCCTCCGACCAGTACGGGGTCGTACGATAACAAGCAATTTTAATTAAGTCCATTATCCGCTCCACGACAATAGGTAATTTACGTCGCCGGTGGCCGCACCACCGGGCGTAATAACAACTCGCAGATACAATCCCAGATAATTACCGCGCAGCGCCTCCACCTTTTCATAAATCCCTGCCCCGGTGCCTCCGGCTCCGGGTGCGTAGGTCTTCCTGCCTCCGCTGGCGCTAAGATCAGCTGATGCGCTATATAATTGGCCAAATATGGAATTTGAGCTAATCAGGCTGTCAAAGTCTCTGAGAGATATCGACACATCCATTGCTTGATTAGCCTCATTGTTGAGGTTGATCGAGACCTCCCGCACCCAGGCTGGCCAGGCGATATTGAATTGCTTAGCTCCTGATTCCGCGGCGAAAGAGAACGTGCCGGTCTGATATTTTGCATCCCCGCATACGATTGATGCCCGCCGCTCCGTCATCCGTATCCGCCCGACATCGCCATCGTCTACCTCATCTACGGTGGCCTGGTAGAGCCCCGCCGCCGGAAAAATCTCCCCCGCCGCAGCAGCGTCATCCGTCGCCCCGGTCTTGATCCACTTAAAAATCGTGTCAAATACGTTCATGATATCTCCTTATGCCACGGTCAACGCCGGCTGATTGGTGACGTAGCCATATGTGGCATCGCGGGTCACCGCCGGCTGAGTGACCGTTTTGCCGGAATCTGTGTGCGTGACCGAGAAAGATGACAGCGCCTTCCACGTACCGTCCGCTGTGCCTGTGTAGGTCCCCTCGGAGCCATCCGGCCAGATCACCGTCGCCGAGGTGACCAGGCCGTCGCTGTTGCGAGTCGGCGTCGTCGACGGCTTCAATCGCAAAGCGCCGCCCATTACCCAGTCCTTCAGCGCCTGGTCCGTGACAGATTCTCCACCGACCAGGTTGGTAATCGCTGCGTCGAGAGACGAGAGCGGCGAGTTGATAATTGCTGCATTTCGGCTGGCGCCCGTAGCGATCTCGGTGTGGTAATTCGTTGTCATTCGATCCTCCTAATAAACCCGGGCCCAGTGGACCTCGAGCGTCCCGCCGCCCGTAAACTCAATCGAATTCGAGCCAACGGCCAGCGAAAACCATCGAGTCTGGCTATCTCCGATGGAAATCGACGACCACACGCTGGTGCCGTCGATGGTGGCCGTCTGCGCCCCGAGATCGATCAGTAAAAATGACCCGGCGGGGATGGTGCCCGTGTATTGGACCCATTCCCCGGTGGTGGTGTTGTAGATTTTCGGGTCGTTCGAGGCCCCCTTGACCACAAGGAGTCCCCGGGTGATGCGGTCCCCGCCGGTGTTGTTGATTGAGAATGTACCCGCTCCGGATTGGGGGGTGTAGTTCTCGTCAAAAATGCCGCCGTCATCGAACACGCCGCCGTCATCGAGATACCCGATGTCGTCAGCGTCTTCAAGCCAGGGCCACGGTATCTCGAATGTGAGCTGTACCGGGAGATATTCAAGGTATTCCGGCTTGTAGGGAGCCTGGACCCGCTTCAATTTGGCCCAGGTACCTCGCTCATCGCCGTCTCTCATCTCGATGATGAGCCATCGTAGACCCGTGTTTGCTTTAGCTCGGATGCTGTCTAGCGTGTCGTCAACGGTGGCGTAGGCGCTCTCTACAATCTCAAATGAGCGAGTAACGATCAATGGTTCCCGATATTGGCCATCCCCGTCGGCATCAAAGGCTCCGGCCTGGCCGGGGAGCCGCACCAGGTTACTCCGGAAATCCAGAGGGATGTCGTCATTGATTTCGTATTGGCTCAGGGCCAATGCGTCGAAGGACTTTATCTTCATTACAGTAAGCCCTTCTTCCGCAGCTCATCAACAAAGCCCCTACCGGCCTCTTCGCCCTCCTCCTTGGAATTGGCGTAAACCGTGACATTCATCGATGGACCGGACGGTTCCGAGACCAGCCCGCCGGCTTGTACCTGGCCACCGCCTGCTGTGGCCAATGCCGGCATCGCATTGACGCCCAAATTCAACTCAGGCATCGAGGCAATGGCCGCGCTTATTCCCCGCAAGCCGCGCTCGAACGGGGTAGGAGACCCCGGGATCAGCCAGTCCGGAGCCTCAATATTGCTCAGGCTATCAGAGAAGTCTTTGATCTTCGACTTAATCCGGTCAAAGACGCCGAATAGCCGCTCTATCCCATCCCTCAGTGCCCTCAAATTGTCGACAAAAATGCGCACCTGATCAACGGCAAAGGCAACTCCTTCGGCCCAGGGCCGGATGGCTTTTATCCCGAGCCGCACGCCGATGAGGACCAGGCCCAGCACTACCCGCAAGCCGCCCAGGAACACGTTCCACGCGTCTGTCTCTTCCGCCGCCAGGCCCAGGGACTCCCACAGCTCATCCAAGGCTGGAGCGATCTCCTGCGTCCAGGCTGACGACAATTCGGTCCATGCCTTTTTGAGCTCCGGTAAGATGGCCACCCGAAACTCATCCAAAACCCCCTTGACATCATCCAGGTAAGGTTGGATGGTTTCCATGGCCGAGGATGCCGTATCGCTGATCGTCGGCCAGGCCGATTTCCAGGACTCCTTTGTCCAGGTAATGCTCTGCGGGATTTTCTCGCCCAGCCATCCGGACACCTTGGTGAGCGCCGGCGTCGCCCGTTCCAGGCCGGCGGCTATCTCATCCCCCAATGGTATCAACGATGTGGAGACATTGCGCTTGAAAGTCTCCCACGCCGGGCCGAGACCCTCGGAGACCTTGTCGCCGGCGGCCTGGGTTGCGCCCTCAACGTCCTGCAGGGCGGCCTTGGCCGGGTCCAGGCCCAAAATCACCTGCGGCCCTAAATCCTCCCACTTGGTCCCGAAAAGATCGACCCCGATCTGGTTGCGGAGAAGGGGGTCTTCAATCTCCTGCAGCTTCTGAATAACCAGGCTCATCGCATCGGCCCCGGTCAGGGATCCGTCCGTAAAGCCTTGCAAGAATTGCTTGGCCGGCGTGTCGGCCTCTTCCAGGTTCGTCTTGATCTGGTCTATCCGCCCGGATAGCTGGTCCTGAACCTCATTGAGATAAGCCACGCTCGCAGCGTTGTCCTGCATCTCCGAGGTGGCCCCGGCCAGCGCCCCCTCCAGCTCGGAAATCTCCCCCTTCTTGGCCCCGATCTGGGCCATGGCCTGGTCAAACGTCAGGACCGGCTCAACCCCCTCGGTGGCCGCTTTTTCAATGGCCCTGAGCTGCGGCTCAAAGGCAATATCCCGCTGCAGCGCAACTCGATCCATCTCTTTATTGATGGCGTCGAGTTGGCCCTGGGCCGCCTCGTACTGGTCGCTGTCCGGAACCATATCGATCATCGACAGCTTGACCCGGTTGGCTTGCTGCTCCAGATCAAACATCTTATCGTCGTATTCGTCCATCCCGGCCAGCTTGGGCCGTGACAGTTCGGCCAGTTCCCGCCTGGCTTCGCCCAGGGCCCGGCTCAGGTCGTCAACGACCTGCTTACTGGCGTCATATGCGCCTTCGGCCTCTTCTAGAGCGACCGTGTTGTCATCCAGGGCCTGGCTGGCTTCGTCTAGCTCGTGCTGGAGGTCTACAATCTCCTGGCTGCCCTCGCCGACGGCGTTGAACATCTCATTCAGCGCCGACTCTGTGGTCTCGCTGCCGTCCACGATCCGGATCTGGAATTCTTTGACCGCATCCGCCACCACGTCAAAGTTCATGGCCCCGCGGTCGAGCCCGGCCTCCAGGATCCCAAACATCTGGCTGGCGCTAAAGCCAGCGTCAGCAAAAGTTACGGAATACTCGTTGACAGTGTCCAGAAGATCGTCGGCAGGGTCACCGGTCCGTTGAATGGTGGTGGTGATCAGGTCAAATACTCGGGAGCCGGTTTCTCCAAATGTCTCGGTGGCATTATCGACCGCCCTGACCGACTCTTTGACGTCTTTCTCAAAAACGTCACGCAAAATCAGGGCATCGGTTGTGAGGAGGTTCAGTTCATCGCCGGTAGCGCCGGTGATGTTGGCCACATCGCCCATCGACCGGCCGACGTCGGCAATGCTGTCGCCCCAATTGGAGTTGAAGATGTCCAGAGCCGTGTCTCTGAAGCCCTGCATCTCCTGATCTGTGGCCCCGGTTTGGGCCTGGAGCGTGCGCATACTACCGCTCAGCTCCTCGCTCATCTGCAGCGAGGTTACAGCGGCCGTGCCGGCAGCAGCGCCAATGCTCAGTATGCCGGCAGCAGCCAGGGCCAGGCCTCCGGCTGCAATCCCGGTGGCCACCCCGCCCAGCTTACCCAGCGCGCCGGTAGCCCCGCCAACGACGCTCTTGACATTCCGGTCGGCGGCCTCAAGTATGATTTTTAGGACGCTTTGCGATTCAGCCATCAGCCCTTTTTCTTTTTCTTGCTGTACTTGTTCTCCAGATAGAGATACCGCTTGTCTCGCTCAATAACGTCCGTTGGCGTCTGGTACCACTCCACCCAACTAATCCCCATCCGTTTCCGGTAGAGGAAATCAGAGTGATCTTCGGTTGTTGTGGCATCAGGCGCACCGTGCGCTATGGCAAGATAGAAAAGCCTTACTTGCTCTTCTTCGGCTTTGGGAGCGCGTCTCTGATCGCCTCCCCGACAGCCATCGAGAGCTGCTCCTGAAAATCGACCGGCAACTGGTTGATCGCCTCTTCGGTAACGTTTTCCGGGAAAACATACCCCTCATACTCCTGGCCGGCGATGCTCCACTTCTGGATTAGGTACGCCAGGAAAGGCCCGTTCCCCTTCTGGCCGTGCTCCTGCATGGGGCCTCGCGGTGGATTGAGCCACACCTCAAAGGTGTGCCCTTCCAGTTCCAGGGGCTTGGTTCGTTTTTGAAACAATATCATCAGATACCTCACGAAGAACGGTTATTTTGAACCGTAAATAAGAACGCCCAGGCGTTGGTTGTGTCATAGAGATTAGTGAAATCGAAGCTGACGACGCTCATCTCCGCGTCTTCCTCGATGGTGTGGGTCCGGAGCACGCAGGGAATGTCGATGTACATATAGTATTTGTCCGACCCGCTGATAACGACGTTGTTCCCCAGGGCCAGGCGGATCAGCCGTTCGGTGACCGCTTCCTGGTTGGTAATCTCGCTCAGTGTGTCGGCGTTCAGCTCGGCCAGGATAGAGCCGGTAATCATCCGGCGACCTCTGGCCAGGCCGGCGATGTAGCGAGTGTTATCCCCTCGCCGCTTGCGAGCCAGGTTGTTCTGGAGCTCCAGTTCCCACCGGATCAAGGTCAGGTCCACTTCTGTGGTACCGGCCGTGTCGCCCAGGGCGTCTACGTAGAATTGCAGCTCCCAGCCCTGCACCACGTTGGTGGCGTGGTCGCTGAGGCTGGTCAAACTGGCGTCGTCTCGCTGCTTGCAAGGCCCGCTCAGTTCTACCTGTACGTCATCCCCGTTGGCATTACCGCTCAGAGACAGCGTGTTGACCATCGCTCCCGGAGCTTCCCACACCTTGCCGCTGGCGTCCCACTCAACGGTGGCGCTGGCCAACGCATTGTCAGGCTCGAATTCCCACACGTACGGTCCGACTCCTGTCGGTGTCGGATCATCGTGGACCGCCATTTTGAGCATCTCAACCACGTCGTCTAAATCCAGGCCACCCTGGAACGACCATTCGTAATCAAGCACCGGTTGGCTGGCCCGATGGTACGCGTCGTAGCTGCCCCGGTCTTCATTCTTCATCACCGGTTCAGCGCCTACCTGCTGAATGTTCCCCTGGCCGTACCAGGGCCGGGTAGCCGCTACAGCGGTGCCGTAGGTACTCTCAAGCCCTACCTGAAAACTTCTAAGAGCAATATCACCCATCGCTCGTTACCTCCTTTTCCTCTGGTAGCTCAGCCGCTTCCGGCTTGGCCACCACGTAACAGCCGGTGGCCACCAGCCGGTCAGCCTCGGCCTTGTCTTCAATATCGATGTCTCGCCGCGGGTAACCCTGAACATATTCACCCTTGGCCCCTACAAAAATCAGTCTCACGATGCACCTACCTGGGGCCGCACCTCCACCGTGATGAACTCCGCCCGGTAGGGCGTGCCATCCACAACGGGGTACGATGTTTCTGATTGCCGGTCAACCGGGATCTTCATGATGTGTAGCGTGGCGTCGTTGGCGTTGTCCAGGGCAAATTGGGCGACATCCTGCATCAGATCGTCGAGCGTGTCCTCACTGGTCGCTACCCCGGTGGCCAGGTCCCGCCGCACCCAGATCCCAATGGCGAAGTAGTACGAATAACGGTACGGGTTTTGTCCGGGCACAAAACCAACAGAACTCACAGTGCAAACCGGCGACACGCCGTCCAATGTTCGTGGAACGTGGTCATGGACCGCCTCAAAATCGGTTATCTGGGCGGCAATCAGCGTTGCCAGCCGCTCTCTGACCGTTTTTCTACTAGGAACTGAAAGCGTCACCTATCTCTCCTTGTAAAGCTACAACAACCTGGTCCGCTACCCGAGGCCCTTCTTGCTTGGCCGTCTTTCGGATGTAGCTGTACTTGCCACCGGCCATATACTCGAGCGGCAGAGCATAAACCACGTTTGTCCGGATAGAGGCTTCTTCATCTTCCACAAACGGATGGAGGGAGTTTTTCAGCCGCCCGGTATCGACCTGCACAATGGCCGTCATAAACCGGTGGAGCTGCAAGATAGCCTTGCTCAGAATCCCCCGGGCCCCCTGGGTGATGGTCTGGGCCACGTTGACCAGGCCCTGCTGGGTTTCCTTCAGGTTCTCAATCTCTACCCGGGCCCCAGGCGACAGAACCTTGCTTTTAGCCATCAGGCCGCCCCCTTGAGCTGCCCCACAATCAAGTGGAGCATATCTCGCCACTCGGCCACAGCCCGCACCCGGTAGGTCTCGCCGTCGATGATCAGATTGTCCCCCTCTTTGATGTCTGGTACCTGGTCCACGGTTGAGCCGTCATCGGTGTGGCTCTGTTTGCGCGCAAACGCTTGCTTGTACTCCCGGGCCGCCCCCCCCAGGCCGGCATCCGACACGATATCGCCATCAACCGGATATAATGCCGGCATCGACAGACCGCTCAAGTGAGCCGTCATCCCCGTGCCGTCGGTGTTGCGCTGCGTGGTGGCCGTTTTGGTGGCCAGCAGGTTGTAGCTGTAGGACGTGCCGTAGTAGACCGTGCTCACCAGTCGTAATCCTGTCTGGGATGAGATAGCTTCCGGCTGACCACCTGTTGGCTGCCGGCCCCGCCGCCTTTATCCCCCATCCCGGCCAGCTTCTCTAGTGCCTCCCGTTTCTGAGAGAGTCGCTCAGAGTGCGGGCCGATGGTAAAATCGACTTCCACCCCATAGTCGATAGCGGCCCGCTCCAGCATGGCCTGCAGAGTCACGTCGATAGCGCCTTTGACCTGCTCCGGATCGAGCCACCGCACATCAGGCTCTCCGGTTTTGGGATCAATGGCGCCCACCGTGCGCAGGGCGTCGTCAACTGCGTCGGTGTAATCGCCTTCAGTTTGGGTCCCGCTGGACGTGGTGCTGTAGCTGCGGTCTGTGGCCACCCGCCCCATTTTGCGATGTGCGGCTGCAGCAATGTTGGCCCTGGTGATGGCCACAAACCACAGCCACACGTCATCAATCTTCACGTCGCCGGCGGCACTTACGTTAGTAATCCGGATGGTGTAGGTGGTCCCCTCGGCCAGGCCCAGGGAGATGGTGTTCTCCGTCCAGGTGTCGGCCGTGCCGCTCAGGTTTTGCGTAGTGACCGTGTTTCCGTCGCCATCGGAGATCGTGATTGTGGCTTCGCCGGCAGACAGGTCAGCGCCAACCGCCTTTACATCCACGTGGAGCGTAAAAGAGCGGTAGCCGGGAACGGTGAAATCCTGCTCTACGTAGCCTCCGCCTGTTTCCAGCACGGCCACGCCGTAGTGATCGTCGCCATCGCCCGCGCTGTACGCGGCATCGCTGGCCGTCCAGTTATCCAGGTCGTGCAGAAATCGACCGTTGTAAATCCGGCTCCGCTCGATGCTCACTTAGCAGCGTCCTTCTTTTCGCCGGCCTCCAACTCTTCCGGAAGCTCAATCTCTTCCGGCTCCGGTTTCCAGGGTTCCACGATAGGATCATCGTGGACCTGGTTTCCATCGCGCTGGTTGAGCTTGGCCACTTCCGCTTTGGTGGCCATCCGCCAGCCCGGTTTCCGTAGGCGGTCCTTGGCGTGCTCGTAGCTCACGCTGTGGATGGCGCCGGCCGGGTTGACGATGAAATAGCCCTTAGCAGTCTTCTTGGTTGCCATCGTAACTCCTTTGTGGCTGTAATGGGACGATCTCACGGATCGTCGTTGCTACCGGCCGACCGCCAGCAGCGTAATGGTGATGGTGTTTGTGTTGGTCAAGTCCTGCTTGATGCGCATATATCGACCGTACACCGGTACCCTGGCCACCACCGCCGAAGCGTCGGCTGCGTTGGAACTGACCAGAGCCGCCCCGTCGGTGTAGTTGCTGCCATCGATGGAATATTGGATGGTCAGCGTGGTGGTGTTGACCGTGCCCTGGTCGATCACATACTGCACGTCAACAGTTTCAAACTCCATCACGTCCAGGGCCGAGGTGTTAGTATCGGCCGCAATTGCCGTCTGAGGCTGGAAGCGGAAAAACTGCCCGCCTCCTACGTTGTCAGGGCTGGCCACCGGGGTAGGAGCCGCCGGGGGAGCCGCCTGCACCGCCTCTTGCATCGGCAGGAAGCCGCCAATAGCGACCATCAAGGCCACCACAGCAATTAAAATCGCCGTAAACAAGCGGTTTGCTCTAAAGTTCATCGTAATCCTCCTGATAGAGATAAAAGGTTCTTAGAGGCGGCCAGGCCGCCTCATTCACTCAAGTTCGTCTACAGCTCGGTAGTGCTCACGGTGATGCCGTGGTTGTCTCGCAACTCGGAGACCCCGTACAGCACATCGATGGTCACCTGCCAGCCGAGGTAATTCGGGTTATAGCTCATCGTGACCCGTAGGCCGATCCCGTCCTCGCTCATGGAGGTCTGGACCACGCCGGCTCCGCTCCCATCCTGGGGCAGCGGCCGGGTAACCAGGCACATCGCATTGCGATGGAAGAACAGGTTCTTGCACTGGCTGGTGGCGGTGGCGATCTTCTGGTCCATGAACACGTCAAACCCGTAGTGCAGCCCGCCGTAGGCGCTGCGCAGGTTCGGTAGGTCAGAGATCCGCTCGTAATCCTTGTTCTTGACCTCTTCCAGGCCCAGGAACTCTTTCTCGGCGTCTTCGTGCAGCACCGCATACCGGTTGGACAGCGGAGCCTTGGCCGAGTTCAGCAAGCGCCGGCCCTCACGGAAGTGGGCCGACAGCAGCCCGGTCGTGGCGTCAATCGTCTGGCTGAAGCCAGAGTAAAGCGCGGCCAGGTCCCCGTCGATCTGCTCGCCGATGACCTTGATCCCGTCTTCCATGTACCCCTGAAGCAGATTGGGCCGGCTCTTGATCCGGGCGATGTCTTCCATCAGGAACGACACTTCCTTGTGCTTGTTCAGGGTCACGGAAACCTTGGTGGTACTGGGGGTCTGGAGCGTAACGGTAGAGTTCTCCGTCTTATCGTTCACGCTCAGGCTGCCCCGGAAGTTGATATCCACGGTTTCCCCGTGGCTGGCCACCTCATTGTCCCAATCACGAGCCACCAGCATAGCCAGGACCGTGTTGGCTTTGAGATAGCCGAGCGCCTGCGCTGCGATGATAGTCGCAATCGCATTGGCGGTTTCGGTAGTAGTAATGTTTGCCATGGTTCTCTCCTCGTTTAAATTTAAATGGTTGGGCTCCGGTTCGTTTTTTGCGTGCTACGCCACGAGGAGCTTTAGGCTACGTTCTTCTCCCAGAGCTTGTCCGCATTTTTGCGGATCTCTTCCGGAGACATCTTGCTCATATCGAGCGGCTTGCTTGAGCCGCCCTTTCCGGCCGGCGGTACGCCGTGCCCCTCGGCCGGTTTTAAAAATTGCAGCAGGTTGTCGGCGTCCTTCTCCATCTCCTCGGCAGACTCGCCCTTGATGCGGTCCACCAGGTCAATGGGGAGTCCCTTGCGGGTGGCCACTTCCAATCGCTCCTTCTCCAGGCGGGCCGCCTTCAACTCGGCCTCTCGTTTCTCGGCCAGCTCCTTCCATTGCCCCTGCTCTTTGGCTTCTTTTTCCTTGCGGTCCTTTTCGGCTTGTTCCAGTTTGGCCAGCGTGCTCTCGGCGGACTTCAACTTATCGTTGATTTCCTTGAAGCGTTCGTATGGCACCGGCCCGGGCTGGCCGCCGTCCTGCCCGCCCTGACCCTGACCTTGATCTTCGCCCTGGCCCTGGCTGCCGGCAGACTCGCCTCCGGAGCCTTCGCTGCCACCTTCGCCGCCTGTGCCGCTGCCGGCTCCGCCGGTGTCGGCATCCCACAAAATACGGGGTCCTAAAATAGTAAAAAGCATGGTCATCTCCTTCGTTTTTTACGTGCAACGGCACGGGATAAGAGTCTTTTAGTAGACTCTGTGTCTTACATTCAGGCGACCAACTGCGGTTCCGCCGCCGGCCGTCATGGTCACAATCATGGCTGTGTTCTCTGACCCCATCAGCGGTGGCCAGAACTCTTCTTTGTGAAGGGCGTCATCATTGATGTGGATCTGGAAAATCGTATTCCCGGCCCCGTCCTGAATGGTGATGCCGCCTCCCGACGGCGTCTCGCTGTAGCTGGCAATGATCTGGTCAATCACGTGCCGGTAGCCAACCTTGGCCGCATAG